CCCGAAGAACTCCACCAAGTCTCCATTGAAGTTGACAAGGGGGAAGGCTGTGTCTTCACCGATGCACATGATCTCTCGCACTTCCTCTGGCGAGAAACCTGCTGCCTCGTAGACGCTAGCCATGATGCGGTAAGCAGACAAGACAAAATCAGAAATCATTCGCTTGTCAAACTTGCCGTAGTCGCCCGCGACAATTCGGTCGAAACCGAACTCTGTGAGGTACTCATGTATGTCACCCCACTCTGAACTCTGGCACACGGTACCAGGCCCCGCCTCAAACACAAACTTGTTCTTCTGCAACAGGCGCACAAACGACAAGAGTCGCGATCTCACGACCAGCGACCAGTCAATCGGTGCACCCGTAAAGACTCGTGTCTTCTTGGCGTCGATCTTCGCGAGCGAAGTTGGCTCATCCTTCAGGTGAGCCGTAAAGACTGGGTAGGCACGCTCTCCTTGAGCGTACTTCTCCTCAATCTTCTTCACTCTCTCCCAAACTTCATCTGTGAATGTCACCCCTTCCGGGTACTCTTCATCCACATCTGCTAGGAGATGCTTCTTCTTGCTTTCGTTCCACGGGAAACCCATCGAGGAGTTGGTGTTGATCCTGTCAACAAACCGAACTCCAGGTAAACCGTTCACGCTAGCCTTAGGTGTCAGGAAAACAAGTTCGTTCTCCCAACCTGTGGGAAGACCACGCAAAATGTCCGCCGTAAAGGCTTTCACAGCGTAGTCAAGCACATCGCGCTGGTAGTTGACCGTCGGTTTGACCATCTCAACTACATTCTTGCGCCACGGCTCCCATCCTTCCATGCACGGCCGGCCATGGTCGATCTTGCACCCAAAGTGCTCAATCATCTCGACGACCAGTGGTGTGGTCTCAACCTTGCTCTTGGGCTGTGGTCTGAAACCAGAGAATGAACCGTAGATGTTCACAGTTCCCTCTGGCAGGTAACGGAAGAGACTCTTGTGATGGGGGCGAGTCAAGCTATTCACTTTTTCAGCTAAGCTCAACTGCGGTTCTCCTCCTCCTTGAACTTCAGAGTACGCATCAAAACGTACCGTCAGCTCAACCATCATCTCATCCAACAGCGCACGAGTCACACACACCATGCCGCATTTCTCTTGCGAACCTAGGATGTGTAGCCCGTAGATCACAGGACCCCGTGGTGTTTGTGCCACACCGATTGCTCCACAGTCACCCTTCTTGGTGACACGTGTGCAGGTGCCAAAGCTGATGGGCATTGTCTTGCCCAAAGCCTCAACGTGCATGGCTCCACAGTGCTGCAGGTTGTAAATCTGCTGCATCTCAAGCTCCCCGTTCTCTTCTCTGCGAAGTACAACCGAGCGGGTAAACATGGTTCCACCTGTGTGGTCCCAGAACTTGAGAATGTCCTTGAACGGTGGCAAACAACGCACTTCCAAAAGAAGTACATCATTGTCCGGACGGCGTACCAGGTCTCTCTCGTGAACGATAAACGTGATGTTCGAGTTCAGAGCCTGGGCCGTGGACATCATTACCACCGTGACCTTATAGACTTTTGCCTCAGAGCGGAAAGCGTGGTTGTTGGTGACCAGCAAGTGACCCCGCACAAACACACCCGCATTGGAGCGTGTGGAGGTGTGGCCATCCACGGTCGTCTCAATCAAGAGACGCACACAGTTGCGCGCGAACATGTCACGCACTTCCGTGTCCGACGCACGAGCCAAGCTTTGCGATGCCTTGGGAACATCGAACTTAGTCAACTCGATTGTCGGATTGTACCACACATTGGATCGCTCCTCCTTGGGTAGGTCCTTCTCTGTCGTACCCATAACGTTGCCCTGCTGTTGCATTGGCTCCGATTTGGGTTTCCGCATTGTCATATACAAAGTAGCACCGCCCACCACAGTGGCCAGCACACCAAGTGCAATCTTCCAACGGTTGTCTCCTGTAAGGCTACCGTTCAGGCGCCCCACCAACTTCACTTGCAGTGAATCGGAAACACGAGGGAGAACGTAACCATAAAGGATACGCCGCCACACCGCGAAGTGCATGAGCCAATCCATTAGGTACAACCAAAGTCGCACCTCGATGAACCAGTCGAAGCATTTGCCGAAAAACGCGCTCACGCACGCAACGATCATCTGCCACACACTCGAGGGAGCCTGAGCCACGGTAGTGACCCACGCTACAGGTTCGAACTCAGCGTAATCTTCATTCTGAAGTTCCACGCACGCGCACTGACTTGCGACAA